AACAAGTAGAAGAACAACAAGTAGAAGAACAACAAGTAGAAGAAAAAGAAGACGATCTCCAATTAGAACACAAACTAGAAGAGCAAAAAGAAGAACCAGAAACTCAACAGTTAGAAAAAGAAATGGTTTCAGAGAATAGCATAAAAATACCGAAAAGAATATTTCAAACGCACAAATCAATTCAATATATTCAAAATAAACCAAATATAAGAAATGCAATGAATTCTTGGAGGCGTTTTGTTCCTGAATTTGGATACCATTTTTACACAAATGAAATGTGTGATGAATTTATGAAAACCGAAATGGTTCAAGAGTTTGGAAGCGAAATATATGACGCTTACAATAGACTACCTCTCGCAGTAATGAAAGCCGATTTGTGGAGATACTGTATTATATATAAATATGGTGGAATATACGCCGATGCAGATACTATTTGTATTTGTGATCCAAACGTTTTTACTACATACGAGACACAACTTGTTTGCTCTCCAGAATCAGATAATATGCATTTGTGTCAATGGTGCTTTGCTGCTCCAGCAAATTCACCATTATTAAAGTCTATCATTGAATTGTCTTTTAAAAGAATTTTAACAATTAAAGAAATTAAAGGAGAACACGTAATTCATTATTTAACTGGCCCAGGAGTTTTTACAGATGGGATTGAAAAATATTTGAGTGAAAATGATATGCGAACTTTCAGCGCTAAAAGGAAATATTATAACTATAAAAATCCAACAATGATATGTTTCCTTTATGAAAGATTTCACAATACAATGATACATCATTTGTTTGCAGGAAGTGAACCCGACGGTTGGGCTCAAGAACGTTTTAATAAATTAATGTAAATCATTTGTAAATTCGTTTTCGCATCCACAAATCTGAATAGTGCATCGTTTTTTTATTTCTGTCTTGTTCGCCGTAATACCCGTTGTACATTTTAAGGATAGACACATCTTTATAAAGAATAAATTTATCTCCGGTTGGAACGTTCCATATATGCTCTAATTCTATTTCTTTTCTCTCGTCTGGGCCGAAAAATTTAGCAACTAGACCTGGACCGGTGGGGTCAACGCAACTCCATCCGTAATATCTATTGTTTACGTTTTCAATAATTTGATTTATACATTTAAGACATATTTCGTTTTTTGGCATAACCGCTATAAGTGCATTGTATATGTTGTGACCGTTTATATCTACGACCCAATGCTCCTTCTCAGTCAACTCAATAAAGCGAAAAGTATTAATGCAGTCATATTTTATATCTAAATATATGCCGCCATTAATATACAATACGCAGTAACGCCACAAATCGGCCTTATAAGCCCCTGGAATTAAAGCGTCAAACGCATTTAAAACATTTTTATCAAAATTATTAGCAATAAACATTCTACAATCGTTATCATCAAACAAAAAATGTTCAAATCTCGGATGTGCCTTTTTCAAGTGTTCAACGGATTGTTTCATGCGATCGGGCAAATCTTTAGTATGCCAAGTCTGATAAATTTTTAAAGGAATGATACTGTTATATTCGGTCTTTTTATTAGACTTATAATTTTTAACTCGTTGAAACTGTCTTGTTAATAATGCCAATTTTTCCTCAGCTGTTTCATTAACATTTTTTTGTTGTGAAAAAATGTCTGTGCCAATCTTCCCAGATAACATGATTATTATTGTTATAATATAAAATAAATTACAATAAATAACTATTTTAACGATTTTTAATATATACAACTATTTTAGATGCTGCTTAATAAAACAAAAATAGTTGTATTTGACATGGATGAAACCCTTGGATATTTTGTTGAGTTAGGAATATTCTGGGATTCATTGCATAATTATGCCAGGTCTACAAACGCTGACACTAAAAGCATATTTACACAAGATTACTTTAATAGCGTGTTAGACATATTTCCCGAATTCATCAGACCAAATATTTTGTCTATGTTGCAATTTATAAAGATGAAAAAAATAACAAGACAATGCCAAAGCGTTATGATTTATACAAACAATCAAGGCCCCAAAGAATGGACTCAATTAATTAAAAATTACTTTGACCATAAAGTAAAATATAAGTTGTTCAATCATATTATATCAGCATTTAAAGTGAATGGGAAGCAAGTTGAGTTTTGCAGAACATCTCACGATAAATCTATCAAGGATTTTATGCGTTGTTCCAAAATGAGAGAAAATATAGAAATATGTTATTTGGACGACACGTATTATCCTGGTATGAACACAGATGATGTTTATTATATTAAAATTAAACCATATGTTTATGATTTAGATTTTGATTCAATGATTGAACGTTTTATAAAAAACCCTGCTGCTAAAAAATTAATATCTGATAAAGATAGCGAAAAAGAAAAGGACAAGGAAAAAAGTTTTTCAGAATTTATGAAAGCGAATATGAATAACTATGAGTTTGCTTATATTGAAAAAACTAAAGAAGAGTATGAAATAGATAAAATTGTAGCAAAAAAAACTATGAGCCATCTGAATTTTTTCTTCAACAAAAATAAAAAGGGTGTATCCCCTCCCTCATCTGGGAACAGAAAAACTTTGAAAAATCGGGTTTATAAATCAAAAACTAAAAAAAATCGTTAAACCTTAAGAGCATTCTCTTGAACTATATTTTTAGCATTATCCAAATATTTAGTAAGTATTTGATTAACTGCACTAGTAGTAAATAAAAAGATTCCTGCGCTAAATGATATTTTCCTATCCAAATTAGTAAACTGAATAGTTCTAAACGGGTTAAATCGCCACAATAAAAATAAACTTATATAGATTTTAACATAATAGTCTAACACTTGCAAATACTGTGGTGCGCTTCTGAATATTCCTAATGCAAATAAAATATATAACAAATAACTTGAACCGATAAAAATATTAAACCAAAAATCCTGAATTTTATAAAGACTCTTGTTAACTTCCATAACAATCTTATATTACAGTGTGAATAAAAATGATGTGAACCGCTAAATTCTAGGATTTGTTTATTTCTGAATAAATGGTTAATGTTCTAGCGCTCGCGTCTTTGGCGTTAACGTAACGAGGCATCCAAAAATATGGAACAACGTTCCCTAAACCGCAATACGTAGTCTCAAACAATCCGCGATAATAACGTTTTTCTTCTGTATCCGGATCGTTCAAATCATATTTTGCGTTAAAAACTGACGCATGCGACGCAACCCCTTCTTGAATAATCTCATACAAAGACCGAGTTGTTTTACTAACACCGTCACTAAACGCCTCCTTGGTTCTCCATAAAACGCACTTTGGTAGTAACGCACTCCCCTGAGAATCCAAATAATTCTCCTCGCTAAAAGCGCTTCTAAGCAAAAATTTCTCACATTGGTTGTTACCCTTGTGAAAACGCAGATTTGGATGAATACTCAAATATTTTTGCACCCATGTTCTATCCAAAAACGGCGTCCTAGGTTCCAACCCGTGCGACGAAATACATTTATCTGACCTCAAAACGTCAAACGCATGTATGTCTTTTAGAAGACGCCTACACTCTTTATCAAATTCAATTGCGTCTGGTGCGGCGTGCATATAAAGATAACCGCCACACAATTCATCGGAACCGTCTCCGTTAAAAATGACCTTGGCATCGCTATTTGCGGCAATATATTTCCCTAACAAATAATTTCCAATGCTCGCCCTTACAGTAGTAGTGTCATAACTTTCAATGGCGTAAATAACATCCGGAATGGCTTCAGTAAAGTCGCTTTCCTTCAACAAAATTTCAGTGTGATTTGTTCCCAAATAATCTGCAACAATGCGAGCGTATCTCAAGTCCTCGGATCCTTCTAATCCAATACTGAAGGTTTCAAGTGGCTTATCAGAATTATTCTTATGACATTCATTAACAAGAGCAGTAATCAAACTACTATCTAGCCCACCCGAAAGCAAACAAGCTATCGGTCTCTCTGTAATTAGAACGCGCTTTTTAACAGCCTCCATCAAATAATATTGAATGTCTTTATAAACTCGCTGCAATTCACAATCAGTCTCAGAAACAACGCTGGAAAAACCAGTTGAATGATACGCGTGGTACTCTTTTTTCAGTTGCCATTTTGGCGAAACTTTGTACTCCATTATAAATTTGGAATAAGTGCCTGGCTTGAAATGTTCAACGCAATGATTGGGCAGTTCTTTAGCGAATTCAGATAGAACTTTCATTTCTGACGCATAACTATAAATGTTTTTCCCATGATCTTCTTCTGATTTGAGTTGACAATTCGCCGGTTTCAACGCGTACAAAGGTCTAACACCATAAGGATCCCTCGCCAAATATATTTTTCCAGCTGGAAGATTTATGCTAACGTCGCAAAGAACAAACGCAAAAACACCGTCTAACATTTGCAGAGTCTGTTTCATCCCATATTTGTTATATAAATGAATAATAACCTCGCAATCAGATTGTGTTGTCGGTTTTATACCCATCATTTTATAGAGCTCCTTATAATTGTAAATCTCACCATTGCAAATCAACGCGACACTTCCAATGACAATTGGTTGATTGGAAACTTCATTTAATCCGTTAATTGCCAACCGATGAAATCCCAATAAACACAATAGAGCAAAATTGGTCAGTTTAGAAAATTCAGGACCACGCCCTCTACCTTTAACAAACTGATCTTGAATAAACGGTTGTTTAAATTGTGTGTCATTGTTAAATAATGCGAAAATCCCACACATGCCTTGTCTCCATTAATTAATCCATTTTTCTTTATATCTGTTTTACACATTTTAGAGAAGTGTATAAAAATAAATTATATTCAAGTATATTAATAATGACGACACAAGGTTTTAGAGAATGTGCTTCCCAAATAACAAATTCCATAAATACTCGCATATACGACAGAAATATTCCATCACACGTGTTACAACCATATTTGAATGTTAGACCCGTAATGACAAAATATTCCATTATGCCCATCGTTGACCCAAGAGCGCCTGCAAAAGTTCCCATTGTTCAACAACCCATTTATAGCACAAATGAGGTTTTTAACCCTGGCAACACGCAATCACCTTGGTCTGGATTTGCTACTAATATTAACACTGAATCTGAGCTAAGAAACCAAATATACGCTCTTCAATCGTGCAGTCAATCTGTTTATGTGCCAAGTGCCGATAGTGATTTATATAAATTCGGATTTAAACCCAATAATAACGTGCAACAACCATTCCCTGGTTTATTTCAAACAGAACATTTTGGTTCCTTTAACCCTAACCCAGAGAATATTGGTCAAGGTTTATTTCAGAATTGCACTCGCCAACAAATTAGAGGATTGGGTGACAACCAGTCTTCTTCATGCAACCCGGGTTTGAAACAAAACCCGCAAAAGAAATAAAACAAAATGAACTGTGTTATTAATATAAAGTTAGTATATCAATAACAAATATATACAATGAATGACGATCTAATTACTGAAATAACATTAGAATGTTTAATGAATAAAAACCAATACGCAAAACGCGTGAGCGAACAATCCATAACAACAAAAAAAGACACTATAAGAAAGGATAAAAAATTTTATAAGAAACGTATTTTTGATCTAACAAAAAAATTGTTGAACAACGAGAAGCCCGAAACCATGTATCCAGACGTTGGAAGTGCGTTTGATTCTTATGCGAGGGTTTGTGTTGAATATTTCAAGGTTTTAGATAAATCTGACATAATCCAAGAGGATTATAATGGAATGTCTGACGAAAATTTGAACTCGGTTCCATTAGACCCTTCTTATAATTCACAAGAAGTGAATCTCGCGATGATGCGTTCTATTAAAATCTCTGAACCAAATTCACTTGAAAAACTTGTCAAACGCACGGCTACTAAACTTGAAAAAAAACAATTTGTTCCAATGCAAAAAGACATCAATCTTAAAGACCCAAATCTTAAAAATAAAGGAATTTGCAAAAAGAATAATATCAATAATAAATATGAAGAAACCCCTGAAAAAGACAACAAAGACAAAACAAATAAAAAAAACAGTGAAAAACCAGAAGAAACAACAAACCCAAACCCAAAATAATAGCACAAGAAGAAACCACATATTTAGAGAAAAAATGAGAAAACAACTAGATACAGTAAAGTTGCGTTGTAGCCCAAAAACCGCAAAAAAAGGTTACACTTGTTTAGAAGATGAAACTTTATACAAATTAAAAGAGTTATGGAACGCGAGACATCCCGAATCAAAAATTGATACAAATGATTCCAAAGAAATATGGAGTGCGTTAAATTCAAAACTAAAAGGCGTTTGCAATAAAGAATCGTGCTGGTTAAAGCAAAAATTTGTAGACGGAAAACTCAATAAAGAATTGCAAGAATCTTACGCACCAGTTTCCCCAAAAGACTGGAGCAAAAATCCCAACGAATGGCTTTCAAGTGTTGACATATTAGATGTCATGAAACAATATGAAGAAAAATATAAGTGTTTTGATTTTATTGGGCCGTCACCAATTGATTTTGACACGCATAAATTATATGGTGAATGCGTTTGGGAAGAATTATGTCATTTCAATTTGGAACAAGAAATAAAAAACGGAAGATTCAAAATCGGCATAATATTCAACTTGGATCCGCATTATAAGGGAGGTTCTCACTGGGTTTCAATGTTCATCAACATTAAAAAAGGAGAGATATTCTTTTTTGATAGTGCTGGAGACAAAGCTCCCCCACAAGTGATGAAATTAGTAAAACGAATTATTAAACAAGGAAAGCAAATGAAAATCCCAATAAAAATAAAGTTTGATCAAAATTATCCAGTTGAACATCAATACGGTGACACTGAATGCGGAGTTTACTCTTTGTATTTCATAGCGCATATGCTTGAAGATCGTCATGATAGCACTTATTTTAAGACGCATATTTTAGACGATAAATACATGGAACAATTTAGAAAGGTGTATTTCAATAAGGAATTATAATGAGAAACCCGACGTAAAAGTATATAAATAATAATTGCGATATTATTTATATGTCAGCAAAGCAAATAAATATAGATTTTATTACAACCGAAAACATAGAAATGATATGGGAAATAATTTTAGACGATGTAAAGGATCGCCTAAGAAGCCAAGAACAATTCGCCAGGGCGAGGGGTTTCTTTATAAATCAAGCCAGATTATTCTTTGAAAGAGAGAAAACCGTTTCTCAGAATTTG